TGTCAGCTCGCCCGACGCACCACCGAGAAGGTCGCCCTTGGTATCGTAGCCCGTGAGTGATGTGGAGATACCAATTGCCGAGGATGAACCTCCGGTGAAGCCGGTGGTGACTTCCCACCAAGGATGCGCCGTCAGTTTGAGAGTCATTCCGGCGGGGATGGTCTCGATCGCAAGAGCGTCGGTCGAATCCTTGGAGCAAGGCACCTTCATCACGAAGGCCTTGTCGGCACGGACCCAGCGGCCGGTCCCGGCACCCGGGGTCTGTACCAGCTCGTCGGCGGTGTCCTCGACCTGCGTCGATGTGGAGTTGAAGCGCCACAGAGATCCGTCCTCCTGCACAAGAACGAGCTGCCCGTTGTATCGGTCCGCCGCAGCAAGGGACTTGAGGGCCGTGCGGGTCGCCACCGTTGAAGCACCGACCCAGGACTGCTGGACTTTGAAGAGCACCACTTCGACGAGCACACCAGCAGCGCCGGCGGCAGTCTTCGCGCGACCGACGTAGTTCTGCGCGGTTGTCGACGGAGCGGAGGCCTTGACCACCCGCGACGTCGAGTCGACTGTGAGCAAGTCGCCTTTTGCAATGACTCCGCCCGAATACACCTTCACGACGCCGTCCATTTGGTAGGACGTGGTCATCCCATCGGTCATCGTCTCGGTGGAGACGCCAACGAGGGTGTCGGTGCTCGCGGTTGCAAGCGCGACGCCGTCCAGGTTGGTCGCGTCGTCCTTGAGCACGTAGCCGGCGACGATGTCAGTCCCGGACCCGTTGTATCCGTTCTCGTAGCAAGAAACGTAGTCTCGGGTGCGCTTGGTCTCAGCCATTTTCAAAGTCTCCGTGTCGTCAGTCGTTCGTGCTCAGTCGCTCAACCCCTCGGCGTGCTCAGCCGATCTCGCCGCGCAGCCACTTGCCAGCGGTCTGCACTTGATCGAGTCGATCCATATCCTTGAACGCTGGCCGCTCCGCACAGAGCATCGCCATCGCGCGCTCAGTGTTATTGCGGCCCGTGAAGTTCTTGATCTTCGCGGTGCGGTCGTCGCCCGCATCTCCGTCGCGCTGCCCAGGAGGTAGCGCGGCCTGCGTGATTCGCCCCTGCGAGTCCGCGCTCATTTGCAATTGCTGGCCACCGGGAGCGGCGAACATGCGCTGCGTGAGCAAGGCGAGATCAGCCGGGGGAAGCGGATAAGTCTTGCGGAACTCCGCAAGCTTCGCGTCGTCAACTCGGCGAATCTTCGCGCCGCACACGTCCTGTTCTACGAGGCAAGCGCAGCGCTGCGAGAAGATCCCAGGGCGAATGCGCGAGGCGATCGTCTTGTCGGCCGTAATGGTCGCGACAACAGCATCGGTCTCAGCCGCGGCTTGTGCCTCGTCCATTTGGCCCATTCCCTGGTTGGCTGCCTGCAGTGCTTCGACCAGTCCCTTGACCTTGTCGGCCATGGCGATCTGCTCGGCCGCTGCCTTGAGCAGGCCCTGGAAGTCCTTGGCGCCGAACATGTCCTGCAGTTGCTTGAGCGCGTCGGTGCTCGAAGACGCCGCTGCCGCCGTTGTTTCCGCGGCCATCAGGATCGATTCGTCGGTATCGCGGCACTTGAACGTAGCGGCTAGCTTGCTGTTGAGGGACATCGTCGATTGCTCCTGCGTTTGGTTCGGCTCTCCGCCGAGTGCTTCTTCGGTGTATCCGACCGGGCAAAGCATTTGACGTGCTGCCTCCAACACCTCTTCGCTCGTCGACAGGACGCGCAGGCCGAGCAGCGATCGGATCCTCGATACGAGATCCATGTCCCGCACGGCCTGCGTGAGCGTGTCGGCCTCGAGCATTTCGGCGAATAGGTTCAGCTCGGATACGACCTGTTCGATCGTTGACTCGACGGGCAGCCCGAACACGTCGCGCATGCCGACGAGCGCTTCCTCAGGCGACTCGGCGCGACCCCATTGGGAGAGGGAGGAAAGGATGGGCCGCAAATCAGGCAAAAAGCTGTGGTTGGTGAACGCGAATGAACTCAGATACGGGCCGATCTTTTTGCCGGTGACGCCGTCCACTGCGTCGCCCCAAATTGCCACCGACGTGAACCGATAGCCGTCCGTGTTTATGTCCTGCGCGAGTTTGGGGGATGTCACTTCGGTGAGCGCGTCTAGGTTCAGCCGGCCATTAGGATCCCTCACCATTCGCAGGTCCCAGATCCACGCAGGCGACGGAGCTCCCTCAGTGGGGATCGTGCCGCTCGTTGCGGGCATCTCGGAGGCATGCTCAAAGTCAGTTGGGATGACCTTCTGGCTACCGATACCATCGGGCCCAGCCTTGAATTTAGGGTGCGCGCGGAAGTTGGCGATCAGTTTGCTGAACAGCGCTTCATCGAACAGCGCGCCATCCGGGCTCGATGGGTGCCCCTTGAAGTCACCTTCGTAGGCAATATTGATCCACAGGGGGACTCCTAGCTCGACCTTCTTTTCAGTGATCTCGACGGGATTGCCGAACATCAGCCCGGTAAGGATCTTGCCGTCTGATTTGCGGGATTGAAGGAAACGCGCGTTCGGCTTCATTGCCCGGACGATAGGCTTGACTTGGTGGTATTTGAGCGAGGCTACGCGAGCGCGTGGGTATGGCCCGGGTCGGTCAGTGCATGAACATGACCGGCATCGGTAACCGGGTGTGCGTTGGTTACCGCGTAGGCCACGGCGAACCCCTTCGCGCCGTCCGGTGCAGTCGTCGGGACGATCGTTCCACTGGGGAGTTCCACGGACACAGCGTTCTCGACGACTCCGTTGCAGCTCAGGACGGGAGTACTCGCCGCCTGGATTGCCTCCCCAACGCTGAAACCATCGCCGGTCACAAAGTCGCTGGTGCTCACCGGGTCAACGAGCGTGACGACGTTCGTCCACTCCCCTGCAACGGGCGTTGTCGCGTTGCCATTCTTCGGAACTGCCAGCGTGACCTGAACGAGCGTGCCAGCGGGATCCTTGTACGTACAGGTGTAATCCACCGACGCGGGTCCGGCGTCGCTGCGCGCGATATTCATGGTCCGTCTGGGAAGCTGGTTGGTGAAGTTGAGCAGGGCGAGAACCGCGCCGCCTGCGTCCTGCGCATGCATCGAAACGCCCTTCGCGGGAAGCGACTTCGCAGCGGAAAACAGCCGGTTCTGCGTGACCGAGTTCACCGTGAGCCCCGTGGTGTGCGAGGCTGCAGAAGCGCCGGTCGATGCTGCCTGGACACTGTCCTGCAGGTTCGGAGCGTTACCGGGGAGCGACCTTCCCATCTCGCACCAGATGCCCGATATCGGATTGAACACCAGCGTGATGGTGCATCCAGCCGTTGGGGTCCAGTCGACTCCGCCGCACAAGTATAGCCCGCTGCCATGCACGAGCGTAGTCAGCCCGTTCATGAAGCCAAGCGTCGCTTTCATGTTCGGAGCGCCACCCTTGAACGAGCTGATCGAAGTCGCCGCGGGGTTGTTCACCTCGAGCAGACAGTCTTCGGTGGGTAGGAGCGGGGAGGTTTCCAGGGAGGCGATCGTTCCGGTACGCATGGGCCGGAAGATACGGCGGGCGTGGGTTTATTCGGCTGCCATGTCGCTGAGGAGGCTGCCCTCGGATGAGTCGAAGCCATCGTCGGGGATTCCAGGAGGGCATGCGCTCAAGGCCTTGGCCGAAGCTGCAAGCCACCGCTGCGATCGGCTGATGATCCTGCAACGGCAATTGTACCCCCATGGTGTGCCTGGCCATGACGCATCGCCTGCAGCGAAGCACAGACCGTGTGCAGCTTTATGGGCCGGCCTGGTGCGCGAGTCTCCGACGCCGCGCGCCTGCCATATCGGCCGGGCTGCAAGTACATCAGGCTGAACCATCTCAGCCTTTCGGCCGTCGGAATACGCGCCCATGACGTTCGTGCGATAGATCGTCTCGACATGCGACGGATTCGCCGGTACCCACCCCGCCGACTCCAAACGCGCCGCTGCGAACTTCTTGAACTCTCCCAGGCTGGGGCCCTCGCCCGTCACCATCGCATTCTCTCCGCTATGGATCATCCGGGCGAGCTCGGCGTGTGTGGTAGCAAGCAGGTCCTGACGCGCAAGCCTGGCAACAGTGAACGCCCTGCGCTTGGCTGCCCCTGACAGCTGCTCGAACGTGTCTCGTGGGAGCACCGTCTTCGCGCGGAAGAGTCTCACGGCCCAATCGAACGGCTGCTCGGCGAACGGAAGCGGCTGCTGCTCGCCAACCATCAGCACCATGTCACGCACCTGGGAGAACGACTCAAGCGGCACCAGTTCCTCGTTCTCGCGTTCCCACATTGAGTCGAGAGCCCCAAGCATCAGCCCGTGGAGGATCTTGCGCTCTGCTACCCGCGCGAACGTGGCGAGGGGCAGGCGAGCCGCGGCCCGGTTGAGCGCCTCGAAGATTGCCCCCGCCGTGTCGAGCCCTTCGGTCGCGTCGATCAGCGACGAGCCCCATCGCGAGGTCTCTCGCGCGGTGTCTCTGACGCCTCGATCGATCAAGACCTCAGGGGTGCCGTTCTGCGAGTCTGGTTGACGCGCTTTGCAGACCAAATCGCCATGCGCGGAGATCGATCGAGTCGACTCGCGTAGGTGCCGCGCGAGGACAAGTTCTCCGCCTGTGATCGACATCGATGTCGTCGCGCTCGCGGGGGTAGGATCGATCGCCTTCCAAGCGACCTTCCACACCGTCTCGCCGTCGACAATCTCGAAGTCGCGCACGCGCTCGACGCCGCACAGCCGGCATCGGTTCGAGCTTCCGTGCTCGCACCTGTCGACACCGGACTCGGTCAGCTTCGCGGCGAGCAGCTCGGCAGGGGTCGGCTCGGGCATCGTGTCGGTGGATGCGGTGACGTTGGACGCGGGTGGCTCTGGAGGTTTCGGCGCTTGCGGAGCTGCCGGAGGCGCACCAGGGGGGGTAACAGGCGGGGTGCCTGGCGCTGGTTTCGGTGGCACGGGTGGGGGCTTGGTCGGATCGATGATGACGGTCTTCGTTATCGATGTAGCGTTTCCAAATGCGTCGCGATCGCCAGCGTTGACGAGCTGCACCGTCGCGTCGTCCTTCGCAGGCTTCTCAAACCCGGTGCGCTCGTAGACCTCGTCGAGCTTGAGTGGCACCCCCATCGCGAGCGTCTTGGTCGTGTTGTCGATCTGCTCCTTGCGAGGCACTTGCCGCTGCGTGCGGAGCAGGATGCTCGGTGTGTACACGGCCCACTCGGGGCCCCGATTGAGAACGACGAAGTCTCGCGCGAGCTGCTCGGTCAGCACCGATGACAGGCGCCAGCCGTCCGCCGACAGAATCTGATCCTGCTCGGACGCGGCCACGTCATCCGCCGATGAGTTGAGCCCTGCGCCACTCTTCGCGGAGCTCGTTCGCGTCTGCCCGTTGACGACTTTGGACATCTCGTCATTGGCCTGCTCGACCACGTCAGCGTGCACTTCGCCGGCTCCCTGCCCTGGCTGCTCGACCTTGAGATGCACGCCGGGTGGCATCTGCGCAGATGCGTTCGCTCCGAGCTTGTCGGCGGTGTCCTGCGCGCGGTCGAGCTGGTCGACGCCAACGCCTCGGGCGCCGTCCTGCACTTCGACAATCCGCCATGGCTTGCCGAATACCTCCATGAGGATCAGCCGCTCACGGGTGGAGAACCGCTTGAAGTAAGCCCAGTAAAGGCAGATCGGCCCGATGCCCTCGCGCTCCGGATACTCGTTTCGAAGGCGCGGAGTGAACTGAATCCACTTGAAAGGAACCGATCGAAGGTCGAACCCTGAGGCCTCGAAGTATCCACGCTGGAACATCGAATCGTTCAGCCGAAGCTCGCGCTCTGGGCCGAAGCTGAGACGACGGGGGTGGATCCAGTTCAGTTCGGCAACGGACCATTTCAGATCGACGCCTGGCTTGTAGATCCATTGCTTCTCGACCGCCGAGCGCCCGTGAAAGTGGCCCCATGTGAGGTCAACGATCGCCTGGCGCAGGTTTGGGATCTGCGAGAACCCCTGGCGCACCAGTTCTGCGCACTGCTGGGCCTTGGCTGGATCGAGCCCTGGACCGGTCGCGGGCGTGACGTCGTAGTCCACCGATGCCAGCGCGGGGAACCGCTTCCCAACCGCGTTGAACAGGTGCCCGTCGATGCCGACCGTCTCTGATTCGAGGTCGGTCAGATCGCGCATATAGCCGGCCTCTGCCTGTCGCAACACCTGTTCGATCGTCGCGGGTGTTAGCGATCGGCCGTAATATCGGCGATACCATGCATCGGTGTCAGGGACCTCTCCACCGCCGAAGATGCGTTTTTGAAGTGTGCTGGCGTCAACCCAGCTTTGCCCGTCCGAAGTAGAGCGCACAACGATGCCAGCCATGGTGTGTTTATACCTGTGGGGGGGCTGGGTTCGGTTCCGCCCACCGTCGCACGTGGGCTTCGCGCTCGACCGCAACTGTGCTTCCGACGGCGCATGCGAATTCGCACGGGATGCGTCGGACTTGCGTGTCGGCAAACACGTCGACGATCGGATATGGCCCGTCTGCGATGAATATGCGCACAAGCCACAGGGGAGGGCGGATGCGATGGCGGGCGAACGGGTCTCCCATCGCTTCGTTGAAGTGCCTTCGATCTCGATCGAGCATCTTGCGAATGCAGAATACTCGGGCCAAACTATGCGCTGATCCCATCTCAGAATCCTCCCGTGTTCGCTGCCTGCCGCTGTCCGCGAGCTCCAGTCAGTGTGCTCCCAACCCCCGCGATCAACAGATCGTACGCCGCTGCCATCGCGTCGATCTCGTCGTCTCGAGTGTCCTTGACTCCGGTGAATCCGAGCACGACACGCATGAAGTCTGGAACCCACGCTGGCGTCAGCATCCCTCGATCCTCGTCCGAACCTGGGATCAGAATTTCCCCTCGGTTCCACGCACCCGCGCACGGCTGGGCCCGAACAAGCTTGTCAGTTGTCGCCGACTCGAAGATAAGCGGCACACCGAGATCGCACAAGTGATCGGCTATGCCCTTTTCCGGCCCCGCGCCGTACCAAAGTATGGGCGCGCCGGGCCACGCAACCTGCAATCCCTTGAGCACCTGCGCGAACGCTGGCGCCTCAACCTGCTCTGAATAGACGCTTAGCAGGTAGAACTTGCCATGCACAACCGACAGGTCCTGCGCCATCACGATCGCTACGCTTCTGTCCGCTCGCGTGGATGCGGTGTAGGCGCAGTCGACTCCGATGCCGACGCGAAACATCGTTGGCCTGTCGAGGTAGAAGAACGCGTCTCGAAAGACCTTGGCCCCCCTGCTTCTTGGCCTGCTCTGGTAGAGCGATTCCCAGTCGTACTCGCCGATTCTTCGGCGCATCTTCTCGAGCCACGCGAGGGGCCTTCTCGCTGGCCACAATGGCTCCCCCGCGTCGTTGACTGCCTGCAAGCTCACGGACTTGACCGGCTCGTCCCCGCTCGTCAGCCGGCCAATCACATCGTCCTCGTGCCACCTGGTGTGGTTGACGAACGCAGACGATCCTGGATGCCTGCGAGAATAAGCCGTCGAAGTGAGCCACTCGTGCACGACCTGCCGGCGAGCGGGAGACTCGGCCTCCTGCCGATTCTTGTGAGGATCGTCGATGATGAGTAGTCCGTCGATGCCCTCCGACGTGAGCGGTCCGCCAACGCCGGTGGCGATGAGCGAGCCCCCCTGCATCGTACGCCAGTATCCGGCGGACTGGCATGTAGGGTTGAGCTTGACTCCGGCCTTTACCGCATACTCTTGGATGATTCTGCTCTTGCGCTCTGCGATGGTCGAGGAATATGACGCATAGGCGTTTCGTCGCTCGGGGTGCCGGAGCATGAACCGAGCGATGGCGGCGAAGATCAATTCTGATTTGCCGTGTTGTGGCGGTCCAGAAAAGCACGCTTCCGCGTCGCCCTGCTCGGCTCGTTCGAGCTCTTCGGCAATTGGCGCTAGGTGATCTGGCCTGTCATACTGTGGATTGACCGCTACGACGAATTCGGGGAGCGACAGCCCGCGAAGGTCCGGCCCTTCAATGCACCGGGGTCGCTGCCTCTCCTCGATCAGCGCCTTGCGCATTCGACGGAGGCTTTGCAGACGGTTGAGCACCCGAATCACGCTCATCTAGGCCGTCCCCCGCTGCAGCGAACGTGATTGCTTCGGTGTGCAGCTCGCCGACGATCTTGATCGCGCCTGCGACCAAGCGGATCTGCGTGGGCTTCGCGTCAGCGACGAGCTCCTCGAGCTTTGCGACCGCGCTGCGAAGGAACCGCACCCTGGTTTTGTGCCACGCTTCCTCGGAAATAGCGTTCGCCGATTTCCTCTTTTCAGCGACAAGTGCCGCAAGTTCTGGGTCTTCGGCCATCTTGCTGCGATAGCGCTCCACAGAACGCACGCAAACGCCTGCATTCTCTGCGGCGAGCTTGTCGCCCATGTCGAGCGCATCGACGATGATTCGCGCGAGTCGTTCCCTGTCGAGCGCTGGGGGGGCTGGTTTTGCTGCCACGTTTCAAAACCTACCAGCTCAGCTGGGGCGTTTGAGAGCGAGCGGTCAGCTTTGGGTTGCCGCAGGCCGGTGCGTGGGTGGGGTTCCTTTGACCCATGCCCCCGTCCCAATCCCGGGAAGCAGTTCGCAGGGAAGCTCGCGCACACCGAATCTGCATCCCGGTGGAGGGGGGCCCTTACAAGGGCCCCCCCGGGAAGCAGTTCGGGAAGCAGTTCCCAAGTGCTTCCGGGAAGCAGTTGGGAAGCAGTTGGGAAGCAGTTGGGATCGCGAGTTCTTCGAGGATTTAGCACATCCGTCACGAAAGGTTCTTTGCACAAGATCGATTGACGCACCGTGTCCAACTGCTTCCGGACTTGGGAAGCAGTTGGAAGCAGTTGGGAATTCGCAGATAGAATTCGCGCTGTTAGATAGCGGGAAGCAGTTAGACACAAAATCACGCGTGACCTCCTGCGTCATCGTCGGTTGATGATTCTTCTCCTGATGCGTCATTCACGGTTCGCAGCTTCCAGGCCTTGCCCCCGCCCTTGCCTTCACGCTTCTCCTCGACGCACCAGCCATCGACCACCCCGTTGCGAAGGACGGTCGTGATGTCCTCCGACCTTCCTTGGTGACCGTCTACGCGCATCTTGGCGATGACCTCCCGTGTGCTCAGACCATGCGGGTAAGAAACCAGCACCTTTTCGACGCTCTCTCTCAGCTTGGCGAAAGCCCGCCTCGGTGCTTGAGGCTGATCCACCGCGTCCTCTGGCTCGTACTCGATACGAATCCCCGCCTTGTCATTGGCCCCGTCGTCTGAGGCGATGTCGCTAGGAGCTAGATAGAACTTCGTATTTGCGATCCTGCCGGTGGCGTTTGCGCTGGTCTTTACAATCTCACATAGTACCGGCTCGAATGGCTTCTTGCCGTTCATGTTCAAGACGGTCCCGCACGCGTCGAAGATGGCGGAATTGCCGCGAGCGACCTCTCTTTTGTCCTTTCCTTCAGCAGCTTTGCCCGCGTGGTGAATAACGATGAAGCTGCACCCCGTGTGCTCAGACACACGCGTAAGCATATCCAGATAGGTCCTTATTCTAGAATCTATCTGGTCGACTCCAGGCGTCGCGGCTGTGAAGCTGTCAATGATGCATAGAGCCCGACCGGTGCATAGCCTCTCAAGCTCGGTTTCTGCTGATTGGCTCGTGAGATACCACGCTGGGAAACATGTGAGTTCGAGCATGTCCTCGAACTCGGACGAGGTCAGATTCGCACCGAACGCAAGTCGCTGATAGCGCTCTCTCGTGGCCTGCTTGCCCTGCTCATAGTCAATGTGCAGGACTCTTCCTTTGGTGCATCGAAACTCGCCCCATATCTTCGTACCAGTCGCAACAGACTCCGCAAGGGACTGCAGAGAGTAGCTCTTTAGGCTGTAGCCGTAGCCGACGAAAAGGGTAGGCCGGCCAGGCCCGATACACAGCTCTTTGCAGACCCACTTGACGGGCTGCAGGGGTGCGAAGATGGCTTCGGAGTTGAGGATCTCGGACCGCTGCTCGGTCTTCGCCGCCTCTTGGATGAGAAGGGCTGAGCGCTCGAGGTACCCCTGACTGTCCCCGTTTACGCCGAAGCCTTCGGCAGCGATCTTCTGCGCAGCGACAATCGTCTGACGCACTTGCCACTTGTTGACGATGATCTGTGCGTGTTCTTCAATGTCGCTCAGGAACGGGGTATTGATGAGCAATTGGGCGACGTAGTTAGGGTCTACTTCGCGCCGGCCGTGGCCGCGCAGTACTGCCTGCTTGATCGTGATCTCGGTGGTAGGCTTTCCCTGCGAGGTGAGCTCTAGAATAGCTCGCCAGATCTCCCCGTTCTCCCACGAATAGAAGTGCTCCGGGCGAGCTATGGGAGCAGCTCGCATCAGATGTTCTCTGGACGTCGCCCCGGTGACGATTACCGTCGCCTCTGCCTCCAGATCGTTCGGGGGGATCCGGCAGTCATCCACGGCGCTTGCTCCTTGCGGCGACAATCCACGCCACGGCCTCCGAGACAGGGACACACGCTTTGACCAACGCGAGCGAGTCGGGCGGGACACAGAGTCGCTCTGCCACGTCAGCGAGGTCGTTTTCTGTGGGTGGTCGAGTCACCCCAGAGTTGAGCCAGACGGCGCCGGCCAGAGCTGCGTGCTGCTGGGGGGTGAGCGCTGGGGGCGCTGGGGGCGCGTGTGGATGCTGCTCGGTCATTGCCATCGGTCCTTGCTTCGGCAGGCAAAGCAATATCCAAACTTCCGGGCTGGGTTCGTCCAGTAGTAACCAACAGCGTGACAATGGGGGCAGTCCCCTTGGATGTTTCTGTCTCGCCGGATTCCAAGCAGGCACAGAATGAAGTCAAACATAGGCTCTGCCTCCCGTCGCAACACAAGTCCTGCTCGTCGGCCGACAGGCAAGTAGCGTTTCGGACGTAGGCTCACCCCTGGGCAGTCCAAACACGTCCTGAAACCAAGAAGCTTTGCACGCAGGAGTGCAGAAGACGCGTGGGGATGACAGATCGCAGCCGCACCACGCACACCAGCCCGTAGGCGGAGGGGCGAGCAGGCAGCAGATCGCGGCGTCCAGAGGGTGCACGATTGGCTCTCCGCACGACGGGCAATCGCGCGAGCACGGGGTTCTCTGGTAGGTCCTGGGAGCTGGACTCATCGGTACCTCCGCGCGGTTGAATACAGCCCGAGCAGCCAGTGAAAGTGCTCCCGGCGTCGACGCAGGTTGTGAGCGAGACAGGCCAGCAGGAATCTCACTTGGATACCTCCGGGCACTTCTTGAGGAACTCGTCGATGAACGCAGTCTTTTGCGCGTAGTTTGGAACACCCTGGGGCTCCTTGGGCTGCTTCCAACACTTCCGTTCGGGGACGTTGAGCAATTCAATCTTTGGGGTCTTGATCTTCATTGCTTGCTCATGAGTTCAGACCGAGTTTGCAGCGCTCGTATGCGGCTTCGGCGTCAGCGGGGGTGCGGAAGACCGAATAGAAGCCCCCCAGACCGCGGACCATTCGCATCATGGCGATCTGGACGCGGGACTGGCGGGCGTTACCTGTTTTTGCCTCTAACATCATGATGCGACCGGTGGGTGACAGGATGCCGCAGATGTCCGCAAGGCCTGCAGGACCACAATGCTGGGGTCTGCCGGAAGCAGTGGGCTCGCCGGCGGGGGACATCTTTGCGATCTTGAGATCACGCTTGTTGCCGAGTAGCGCGCACGCCGAATTGACCAATAGGGTGTGTTCGGCTGTGCGATCAGCAGCGGGGCGCCTCGGGGAGGGCTCGCAGAGGGAAAGGACAGGGCGTTGGCCACGCTTGAGGGATTGAAGGCGCGCGAGCTCGGCCCGCGCAACTTCGAGTTGGGCGTCGAGGTCGGACAGGAGCTGGGTGCGGAGGGTCATCGCGTAGCTCCCAGCAGGCTCATCTGGCCAGCCTTGCGAGCTTGCAGAGTTGAGCCCTCTGCTTCAGCTTGTAGCCGTTCAACACCCTGCGCCGCCCACTCCTCAGAGATCTCGATACCGATATAGCGGCGCCCGAGTCTGATGGCAGCGACTCCGAGGCTGAACGAGCCAGCGAACGGATCGAGAATGTAATCTCCCGGTTCGCTGATCAGGTTGACGAGTTTGAGCGCGAGACTCACCGGCATTTCGTTGGGGTGCAGGCGCAGCCTGGCTTGGAATGCGATCCCGGGGCTGGGGTCGGTCCAAACGTCACCCTCGCGCGCGTCGCCCCGAGGGTCGTACTGCCGCGCGTGGTCCTTGTTCTTCGTCCGGTGAAGCTCGTTGATGCGCTGTGAGACCTTGTGGTCGGCCCGAGGTCGCATGAGCCTCCCACTGCCCGGCGTCTCCCCGCAGACAGCCCAGTCCTCATGAAACTTTGGCAGGCCCTTCGAGTTGCCGTTGGCCTTGCACGCGTGGTTCGTCGGATACCACGCGATCCACTCCTGGACACTCTCGACACCCGCGGCGTGCAGCCACCGGTAGAGGTCCGGAGCGTACCCTTTGAGAGCAAGCGTGCGCCAGCCCTTGACCGCTCGGAGCATCTTGAGCGTGACGTCCTTGTCGCTGGGGTATGACCCGTAGCCGTACGTCGGATCAGCTGCCACGATGGTGCGGAACTCGGGCGGGATCATCGGGATCACATCGAGGCAGTCACCGCGAACAACGGTCCACTGTCGCTGTCCGGTGCAGAACCCTGCGAAGTCGTGGCCTTCGATCACGTCCCCGTCTCCTTCATCGCCTTGGCGTCGACCATCTCGACACGCACCAGCCGTCCGCTGCAGACTCCTTCAGCCGAGCCCTCAACCAAGGCGCGGCGAATCACCGCCACCAGCTCCTTGGTGTCGACCCAGGGCCGCTGAGCGCCCTTGCCAGGGAAGCCGTTGATGACCGGGGCCAGGGCCTTCCCATGCACCATGTTGTACATGGCGATCTCGCGCAGCACGTCCTTGGCCGCGTCGTGCCCCGAGGCCTCAAGTGTGGCTTTGTTGGGCCACTTGTATGCCGCCCGCACTTTGCGCTGCAGCATCGCGGGGGGCGTGTACTTCACGACGTGCAGGAACCTGGCTTTGCCGAGCTCGTGTCCGTCGATGAGGCACGCGTTGACGCACCTCGATAGGTATTTCACGCGGTCCTCGCCCGTCTCGCCCTGCGCCCGCTCCGACATGGCCTGGCGCCTAATTGCCGGATTGGGTCGGCCGCGGGTTACCCATCCACACTGGGGGCAAATGCCGTCTTCGAACTCTGCACTACGAAACATCGCAAAACAGGATTGGCACTGGCGCACAGGGTCGGAGCCTGCCTTGACCTTGATCGCCCTACCATCGAGGGAGAACTCCCGATCGTCGGCGGGAAGGCCAATGTTCGGATCGAGGCTCCAGCCGCGAAGGTCGCCGGCAATCAAATCGACCTTGCCGGGCGCCGCACGGAGCCCACGACCTAGCGCTTGCATCATCGGTCCTGGCGACGAGAACTCACGGCACGTGACAATCTCGCTCACCTCAGTAACATTGAAGCCTTCCGTAAGGACCATGTAGTTCGTGAGCCCCGCGAGCTCTCCCCGGCGGAACGCGGTGATCGCAGCCTCGCGATCCTCGGCACGCATCGATCCTTCCACGCACGCGCACGGGTAGCCCGCGGCGGTGAATTCGTGGGCGAGGTCCTTTGCGTGCTTGACCGATGCGGCGAAGATGATGAAGCGTCGCCCCTTGCCGTGTCGGGCGTGGAACTCCAGGGGATGCATCGCCAGCGCTTTGGACTGGCGCATTGGGTGGATAATGCGAGCAGGGACGAGCACCCCCGCGTCGATGAGCTGTTGTGGCTGGCAGACAACAATCAGCTCATCGAAGGAGTTCCCCAAGGCGACCCCGTCTCCGCGCTCGGGCGTGGCGGTGAAACCTAAGACAAGCGCCTTTCGCTCCCGGTAGTGTGCCGGGATGCCAGACCACTTCTCAGCCCCGCAAAAATGGTGACACTCGTCAAATACGACGCTATCGAAGTCCGGCAGATCTCCCCGTGCGATCGCGGTCTGGGTACTCACTACCTGCAGCAGTGATTCGCTACGCGGGTATCCTGCAGCAATGACCCCGGCGTTCATTCCCAACCGGGAGAACGCCTCAACGGTCTGCTTGATCAGCTCGTCTCTGTGGACGAACACGCCCCATCGGAAGCCCTTGGTGACACCACCTCGAGCGACCTGGCTGAACAGGTGGGTCTTCCCGCCGCCGGTCGGTATCACACACGCGATCGAGCGCTTGCCGGCGCGGTAAGCATCTTCGATTGCCTTGCGCGCCTTCGGTTGGTGTCCCCAAGGATCCGACATGGCTCAGACCTCCGCCGTCGCAGCTTTGCCGTTCTTCTTTGCGCGCTTCTTCGGCACCTCAACCTCGGGCATCATCTTCGCTCCGAGATACAGCCTGCGAACCTCGACCTGCTCTTGCTCCCCATCCTTGAGCTCGCAGAGGCAGTGCCCGTCGACCTCAGCCCCCTGAACAGTCACCACGGGGCCCGTGTGATCGTCGAGCCAGTAACGGTCCCCGATTTCCAGCGTTAGGAGCTTCGATCCTTCTGCGCAGAACGACAGACGACTATACCTTGCCGCCTCAGGATCTCCCCCCGCCACGGGGTAGCGCTGGACGCACACCCCGACGTCATCAGCAGCAGTGATCTCGACCGTCTTTTGGTCAAGGACCCACCACTGCGCCAAGTCCAGCTCGGGCACTTCGCGCGGATGAGCGTCGTTCGCATCCCAGTCCGCAACACCGATCTCGACGCCTTCCTCGGGGCAGTCAAGGTCCTCAGTCTGCACTCTTACGGAGCCGTCCAGCACCGCCAGGATGCGCACGCAGCCGTGCACGTCGTGTTCCCAGACCTTGCCGTCCTGCAGCTGGCTGAAGGTGGGCTTGACGAGAACGACTACGGGGGTATTTGCGATAGCGCCCGTAGTGTCGAGCTTCTCCTGGCGGTCCGCAGCTGCAAGCGGACGGGTGCGGATCGTCTGGCCTGTGGAGCGCGACACATACTCGACGATCTTGCGCTCGTGGTTGATGCGCTCTTCGACGTCGAGTTCTTCCACGCGCTTGCAGAGCTTGTCGATCTCGCCCTCGATGCGCTTGATCTCGTCGGAGTGCTCCTTCGCGTCCGCCGAGGCTGATTCCTTCTCCCAGGCCCGTTCGCGCCAGAGCGATCGAATCTTGCCGTTCATCTCGTCGATCGTCTTGATGTCGACGGTCCCCGAGACGGGGGAGGCGCGGTGCTCTTCCATGCCTCCAGGCGTCTCGGTCACAGCCGGCGCATCGTCGACGTGCACGGACGCGCCAACAACAACCTCAGCATCCGCAGTAGCCACGTCCTCGCTCTTCTCCACCTCAGCCTTCCCCTGCTCCTCGACCGTCCCCGCCTGCTCACTCGTCGTCTCCGGTGTCGTCGGAGAGGGGGTCTCCGATCGGGATTTCCCATTGGTCTTCGGCTTGTTCTTCGAGCCCGGCTTGCGTCCCATAATCGTCCTCCGTCTCTGTGCTCGACTTTCTCGCGAGCGTCGTTCCATCAGAAATCCGAACGACAACAGCGCCGTTCGGATACGACTTCTTCATCACCTCGAGCGCTCGGCTATGGCAGCAGTGGATCGCCAGGCGCCGCGCTCGGAACACGATCGCTACGGGATCTCTGCGACAAAGATCGCCGTGACATACCGGAGCTTCTTCGGGTCGTCCGCATCCAAGCGCACAATCCGCTTGTCCGACACCAGGTGCTGCATCGCAGTTCGGAAGCGGTAACGCTGATGCGGCGGCACTGAGGTCTTTCCCGGCACTAGCGTCACCACGCGCTTGCCCAGGTCGCGGGGAGTTAGGCCCTT